GTACACGGAAACGTGGCGGGCGACCCTAAAATCAACATCAAGGAAGGCGCACGGCTTGAGGGGGATAATAAAGCCGGAATCGGCAAAAAGACCGCCGCCGAAACGTTGTACCCGACGCACCACAAAATGCGTCAGACCGACAAACGGAAGGGTTAATCATGACCAAGCAACACAACGGTTTTCATAGCCACCCGGATCACGTTCACAAGGAAACGGTCCATGGCCCGAATCACGCGCATGTGCACCACATTCCTACGAAAGTGCACGAAAAGCCGGGCGGAACGTACCCGATCCCTGGTGAGCAGCAAGGTCCGGAAGGCCCTGGACCGGCTCCGGGCGGCGAGTATTGATCATGGCTTTTGTAATCTGCCGAAGGGATACCGGCGTACCGCAGTATTATACTGCGGACGTTGGTCGTGATTTTGGTAACGCGGCTGGTGCCTGGATTGGGGAGGACGAAAAAAGAAAAGCCCTCCAATTCGGACGCCGCAAGGATGTTCGGGCATTCTTGCGAACCTTCATGCCGACCGATGAACCGAATTGTGAGCCGGTGCTGTATGAACCCTCCGAACAATCCGAATCAACAGGAGCCTGATCTTGAGGCGGACCCGGATAAACCCGAAGACTTATCCAACCCCGCCGACGTCAAGAAACGCAAGAATCTTGCCAAGGTCCACGAGAAGCTCATCGCACTTGGCATCGCGGAGACGATGGCGACTCGCCAAGGTAGGGCTTTATTTAATGATCTTTTTGGTTTCTGTGGAGTATTCCGGTCCAGCTTTACTGGAGATGCTCAAACGTTTTTTAATGAAGGTAAGCGTAATGTTGCACTAAGGTATTTGGCAATGATTACGAAAGACCATCCAAAAGAATACATCGAGTTGCTTAAGGAAAACATACAATGACAACCGCTACTCCCGCCGCCCCGTCACCCGCAGCCGCTCCTGCTGCGTCGTCTGCCCCCACTGCGCCTGTCGCGGCCACCTCCTCGGCCCCGGCCACCGCTCCCGCTGCGCCGCCCGCAGCCACGGTCGCTACCCCAGCAGTGGGGGCGCCTGAACCGGCATCCGGAGTAGCTTTAGATGGCAAAGCTCCGCCTGAGCCCGGTAAATCACTGGTGAATCAAGACGGCACAAAGCCTACTGAAGAGGCTAAGCCGACTGAAGTAAAAGCCGGCGAAGAGGTCGTCCCGGATTACAAAGATTTGAAGCTACCTGAGAATATGCAGGTAGATGAAGCACAATTCGGCAAGTTCAAGGAGATTGCGGCAGCCCATAAGTTGCCGCCGCAAGCCGCCCAAGAGCTTGTCGGTTTGTACTCGGAGGCGGTAACGAAGATCTCCGAGGCCAATACGAAGGCGTGGAATGATTTGCAGACTGATTGGCAGAAGCAAGTCCGGGCCGACCCTGAAATCGGCGGCAATAATACCGGACCCGCGCTGGCAAGCATCGCGAAGGCGATAGACTTGGTGGGCGGAACAGATGCTAAGGCTATTCGGGAAGCGTTTGACATGACGGGTGCTGGAAACAACCCCGCTCTTGTCAAGTTTATTGCACGACTGAGTAAAGGTGTGAACGAAGGGTCTGCCGTTGCCGGAAACCCCCAAGGGGGCAAGTCTGGACGAAGCGCTGCCAGCGTTCTGTATCCCGAAAACCAAACCACTTCTTAAACTCTGGAGCTAAACAATGGCAACTATTGGCGCGGTAGCCCTAACCTACGCGGATTGGGCAAAGCGAGTAGACGACGATGGTAAGATCGCCGTCATCATCAACCTTCTTTCACAGACGAACGAAATCCTCGATGACATGCTGGTCGTCGAAGGGAATCTGCCGACTGGCCACAAGACGACTATCCGTACTGGTCTGCCCCAGGCCACGTGGCGTCTGTTGAACTATGGTGTGGCGCGCACGAAATCCACGACCGCGCAAATCACCGACGCGTGCGGCATGCTGGAATGCTACTCGGAAATTGATAAGGACCTTGCCGATCTCAATGGCAACTCCGCCGAGTTCCGGATGTCGGAAGATATGGCGTTCCTGGAGGGCATGAACCAGCAAATGGCTCAGACCCTGTTCTACGGGAATACCAACGCGAACCCGGCTCTGTTCATCGGCTTTGCCCCGCGGTACTCCACCGTCACCGTGGCCAACGCCCAAACCGCCTCGAACGTGATTGATATGGGCGGCACCGGTTCGACGAATACGTCGATTTGGCTGGTTTGCTGGGGACCGAACACGGTCCACGGCATCTTCCCGAAGGGCAAAACCTCCGGTCTGCAACACCGTGACCTCGGTGAATGGCCCCTTATCGATGCCAACGGCAATCTGTATCAAGGGTACCGGACTCACTTCAAGTGGGACATGGGCCTGACGGTGCGCGATTGGCGCTACGCCGTTCGTTTGGCCAACATCGACGTAACCCTGCTGTCGGGCGGTGGTGCTGCCAATCTGATCAACGGTCTGATCCGAGCTGTTCACCGTCTGCCGACCGCCCCGGTCGAAGCCTCCACGGAGCAGAAGACGGACGCCCCGGACGGCGGTCAGATGCAGATGGGTCGGTGCGTGATTTACGCAAACCGCGTCGTGCGGACCTACCTGGATATTCAGGCGGTCAACAAGACCAACGTTCTCCTCAAGCTGGACCAATGGCAAGGAAAGACGATCACCACGTTCCGTGGAATCCCGATCCGGACCTGCGACCAGATCCTTTCAACCGAAGCTCGCGTGGTCTAAGGAGCCATCATGATCCTCGACAACCAACTAGTGTTCGACAACATCGTCGCCATCACCACCACGCGGGTATCGACGAACATCATCGACCTGCAGGGTGCCAACCTTGTTTCCGGTCAAGGCCTGACGCCCCCGGTTCAGCAGGGCCGTGATCTTGGTTCTGCGCCGGATGACCACCCGGTACACTGCAAGGTATACGTTACCGCCGCTCTTCTTGGTGGAACGTCCATCAACGTTCAGCTGCAGGGTGCGCCGGATAACGGCTCGGGTTCGCCCGGTACGTATTACACCATCATGGAGTCCGGTGTGATTCTCACGGCGAACTTGCTGCAAGGGCAAGACCTCATCGATTCGGCCATCGCCACGGTCCCGGCAGGGTATGCGCTCCCGCGCTTCCTGCAAATCAACTACGTTGTCGTTGGTACCTATACCAGCGGCACCGTGTTTGCGGGTCTGACGCTTGCTACCGATGATTTCCCGGTCGGCCCGAACGCCAACATTTCGGGTTACAAGCCCGGATTTGTCGTCAACAACTAATCCCTCGGCGGGACCTTTGGGTGGGGCCTAAAAATCCCACCCTTTTTTGGAGAATGAAATGTCTCAAGTCCAAAGCGGCAAGCAGCGCCCGAAGTATCAACTGCTGGAAAAGTGTCACCTGAATGGTCGGGTGTACGACCCGGAATCGATGCCCCTGATTGAATCCACGGAGTCCGAAGAACTGGACGACGATGGTGAACCCATCGAGCCGGGCGTACAATCCCGCAAGCCGTTGATCGTTACGTTTGATGGTGTTCCGGCTTACTACATGAAGCCCCTTAACGAGGCTGCAAAGGCCATGGTCGAAAAACACAAGACCAAGCCGGGGGTCGTTAATTCGGATAACCCCATCGAAGCCATCCCGTACCAAAGCACTGCCGCTGAACGCACCATGAAGGCGTAATTTGTCATGACTGACCAAGTTACCATCGCTAACCAAGCCTTGGCTCTGGCTGGGTCCAGAAACCAAATAGCCAATTTGCAAGAAAACAGCAAAGAAGCCCAGGCCGTTAACCTTTGGTACAATTCGACTAGGGACAGTCTGCTCCGGGCGGCGCATTGGAATTTCGCCCGGAAGCAGATTTATCTGTCCCTGCTGAATTCAATCAACAACACCGGTCAGACGGTTCCGCCACCGTGGGTGAATGAATACGCGTACCCTGGCGATTGCGTGGCCATCCGGTATTTGATGCCCCAATTCCAGTCGATACCCGGCGATTTGCCCGGCGTTCCGACTATGCCGGATTACATCGGCCCACCGGTGCGGTTCATAATTAGTGCGGACGTCGACGCGAACAATAACGACATCAAGGTAATCCTGACAAATCAGGACACCGCGATTGGTGTTTATACCAAGCAAATCACAAACGAGTCTTTGTTTGATTCCACTTTCGTGGACGCGTTTGGGGCCTTGCTGGCCTCGAGGATTTGCGTCCAGTTGACCGGCGACAAGGCCCTAGCAAAGAGCCGATTTGATTTGGCCAACGGTTTGGTGCGGGAAGCGCAGAAGACCAACGGAAACGAAGGTCTGCGGATTCAAGACGTCGCCCCGGATTGGATGCGGGTGCGCGGGTATGCCAGCGATTGGGCCTTCCCGGACGGGTCGATGTATTTCTATGGGCCGCAAGCTTTGACGTTGATAATGTAATGGGTCAACAGATCTCAGTACCATCGTTTGCTGGGGGTGAGTGGTCCCCGGCGATGTATGCTCGGATCGACCTTACAAAATACCACACGGCGGCGGCTCTTCTCCGTAATTTCGTAGTGGATTACCACGGCGGTGCGTACAGTCGCCCTGGTACCCAATTCATAGGTGCAGCCAGCCTGTCCGGCCGTAATCCGTGCCGGCTGATACCGTTCGTTTTCTCAAATAACCAGTCGTACGCCCTGATATTTTCCGGCACCACGTTGCAAGTAGCCACCAACGGTGGTATGATTATAAACAACGCAGTTGTCATAACCGGAATCACCAACGCGAACCCGGGGGTGTTTACCGCTCCGTCCCATGGCTATTCAAATGGGACTATCGTATATGTAAGTTCTACCGGGGTAGCTACCGGTATGACCGGGCTGGCTGGCAATCAATTCATTGTACAAAACGTAACTACCAACACGTTCACCCTGACGGACTTTTTCGGCAATATAGTCAGCACGGTAGCGTCGGGAACGTTTAGTGGTACCGGATCGGTGGCTTCAATATACAGCGTGGCCTCCCCGTACGCTGCCACGGATTTGCCTTTGTTGAAGTATTCGCAAAGCGCGGACACAATATTCCTGACCCACCCAAGTTATCCGCCGTACAAATTGACCAGAACCACCAATACCAATTGGGTGTTCTCGCTGGTGCAAACCGCCCCATCGCTGGGAACTCCTGCTTGGAATTATAGTGGTGCTTACCCGACACTTACGCCGTCGTCGGCCGGCACCACCGCGTATTCGTATATAATAACCGCAGTGGATCAAAACGGCAACGAAAGTTGGCCATCCGCCCCTGCCACCACTTTGCTTTCCGCCACGTTGTCTTCCACGGCCGGCGCCAGCATCAAATTGCAGTGGCAATCCGACGTATTTGTTACTGTTGGTACAAACCCCACCGCTACGGTGTCGCATTACAACGTGTACCGGTCGCCAGAGGTGCCCGGGTCCGGCCCGGGTTACGGGTGTTCGTACGGATATGTGGGGAAAGTGTTACCTCTTCCGCCTATGAGCGGTGGGTGGCACAGACCACTCATCCACCAAACCATCCAATTCGTTGACAACAACATATCTCCAGATTTTACTACACAACCGCCGATCCCTAGTAATCCGTTTGGTGTTAACGTAGTCACTGGTTTGACTT